GTTCTGGGGATTTGGCCAGTTGGGTCTGCCCTTCCACTCGTTGTAGCAGAAGTGTATGACGCTCCTAAACGCCCTACCTGCAGCCTCGTCTATTTGCCTGATATATTGCTCAGGAACGTCAGTGTCATACGACAGTAGGACATCGAAGTCTGACTTCCCATCCAACTCATATGACCACTCAATGTTCTTTAACGCGCTCTTACAGTCCTTAATACAGAACGGAATAACCAGTATCATTAGTTGTCTCGACTTTGTTGTGTTGCATTAGAGGTTGGCAGCGGCTCTAGCGTCTGCCAGAGCCATCTCCTGCCTGAGTTTGAGATTGTTGCGTTCTATCTCGGCACGTAGCGCAGCGTCCTTACGCGCTTCGTCCCTCTCCATAGCGGCCATCTTCATCTGCTCTTCCGGGCTTGGACCAGCTGGCTGGGGCTGCATCTCGGCTTGAGCCTGTGCCTGTTGCTCCATCTGCTGCGTCACCTGATTGGCCAGCTCGTTTGCAAAACCAGTTAGCTCGTTGAGCTGCTCCTCAAGCTGCTTGGTTTCGGTCTTTCGGTTCGGGTCCACTGAAAGCTGCATCAGGTGTTCCCCGATATGCGGGATCAGTATGCCGAAAAATTGCGCGATCTGAGCGCCGTTAGCGCCCTGCTGCACAGCTTGTGCCAGCTCACCGCCCTTAGCTAAGTGGGTCTGAGCGTGGATCAGGTGGTTTTGACTGTCAGTAATTACGACCGGGTTACCAGTCTGCATCACTGCGTTCTCAATGTTAGCTTCTGCAATCTGGTCTTTGGCGTAGACATCTACCTCCGGCTCCACCATATACCGACCAACCTGCTGCTGACCTGCGAGTGCGGCAATGTAGTCACGGGTCAAAGCATTGCGCCCAGACTCAGGCAGCTGACCGCTGATCTGCATAAGACCAGCCAGTGTTTGAAGCCGTAGAAAAGCTGACCCCTGTCCGTAGTTGCGACTGGCTTGGATATAGTCGATGTCCTTCAATGCCTCGGATGGCACACCACGCTCACGAACACGTTTCTGAAACTGAATCGCATCATAATCAGTCACGTTGGGGTCAGCTGCCCTTCGGTAGCGTTCCTCGAAGAATCTATCTAGCTGCTGGTAGTAACGAGCGATCTGCGTCTTACCAAGCACGCTAGCCTGCTGGACAATCGCTTGGACTTCAGTGGCTGTTTTGGGGTTGCCCTGTGGCTTGTCCAGTCTCTGGCGATATTGCGAGAGGTTGGACTGCATCACGTTCTCTAGCTCACGGTCCACAGCGATAGGTGCATCAGCAATTCCAGAGAACTGTCTCTGCACTACACGGTATCCAGCAGGTAAAATTGAATATGGTCCCATCTGAACTACGCTGGCTTTCTGCGTAGCTTCTGGGGTTTCAGCCTGTAGCTGGAGGGAGCTGGCTGTGGCAGCAACGTCAATCATATGACACTTCTGCCGGTTCTTTAGCTCGATGACTGGATACATCTTAACTCCAAGCCCCTTCACGCTGTGGTGGTGACCGTCACCCTTATCGTAATACATTGGGTGCAGCACCTGATCCCACGTGTCATACTTCCCTACGTATTTGTAGAGGAAGCTGCGACCGTCATCCTCTAGAACAATGTAGCAGCTGATCTTACCCTCTGGATCATCACCAGTCGGATACTCGCGCACATATACGTGAGCTGCGTTTACCAAGCTGCACTGGGCTGAGTAGTGAATGTCGTTGTTGCGAATGCGCTGCTGATGCCACTCCCAGTTTCGTTGTCTTCGATACTCCTCTGGACCAGCGTTAATGATTGCCTGACGCACTGCGTCCACATCCCAGCCCACACTGCTAGCTGCTTGCGGGTCGCGGATGTAGTGGTATAGCTCGTGAGCTTGGTAGCGCCTACGGACTACGGCAACCTCCCAGTCTGTCGGGTTGCTGCGTGTGTTCTCTGGGATAAGTAGGTCGCCAGCTTTAACGGCTCTCGCACGCCAGCTAGTGGGGCTCTCGAACACCAGAGGTCCAGTCCCGAACAATACCATCTCGTGCTGGCTGATCTGCATCGTGTAGTCAAACTCACGATCCTTCTTCTGAAGCCTGTCGAACTCTTCGGTGATGATTCTGGAATACTGAACCTTCTCGGATGCGTTACCGTGGTTGGTTCTGACCGTGGCGTAAGTAGGTGTCTCGCTGAAGATGTCGTAGAAAGCGGTCAGAGACACAGAGAAGAACGCTTCAGCTTCACGGAAGTTGACGTTGGTGCGGTAGGCTTGTCCAGTCTTCCTGAGCTGAGCTGGGCTGTATGGCGGGTTGCCATCAATGATGCCCTTAACCTTAGCCCTGATGCGATTACGCTCCTCGTCAGAGCGAATCATCATCTGAACCAGATCGACTACCGCCTCTGGTGAGTTCAGCCTAGACTTTGGCGGCTGACCGTCCTCGTTGATTTCCTCCAGTGGCAGCGTGTTGCTCGTGTTCATATCTTCTTCCAACAGTGATCGGGCAGGTTATCGTTCTCCCCCTCAGAGATCACTGACTGTAGTGCATCGAGTGGTATCCAAACCTGTGCCGCATTAAAGCAGCCGCAATGCTTGCAGGATTTTAGAGAGCTGTCATACGCAGTTTTACGGCCACCTACTATGAACTCGATGGCTTTCTTAATTAGCGGCTTGTTGCATCCACTGCACCCAGTTGGCTCCACGTTGTCCGTGCAAGCAGCGCATATCTCGGCTCTGCGATTAGCTTCGTCTTCGTCGGCCCGCTTGTTACCGGCAGCTATGAGGGTCTTCGTAAGCCTGACGGCCAACGCTAATGTCAGCGGCTGCGCCTGAGATGGCTTTTGGGATTGGTCCTCACACAACTCTGGTCGCTCGTGGCAGATATACATTTCAACAGCATCATCAATGTTAAACGGAACTGGCAGGTTGTTAGCTTTGCGGTGTTGAATCACCCTCTCAACCAATGACCGGAAGTCGTAGGCAGTAAGAGTGTGATTGGTTTCCTGTTGTGTGTAGCTGTAACCACCGTGAGGGGTTAGAGACGTAGGTATGAGTCGCTTCATTAGGCAAATGTGTCGTAGTAGATACTGTCGTATTCCTGCACCATCTGATCCCAGCCAGTCTTACCCGCTTTCCTGCCAGAAGCAGTGGCGTATCCACCAAGCCTTCTAGCCATCTCCACAACCAGAGCTACAGCGTCAGCCAAGTCAGGAGACTTACCTGTTCTGCTTTTCATATCTGCTTTGCGCTCGATGATTGTCAGGCGTTTCTCGTCGTCAAACATGCGACCACAGAACTCAATAACAGCATCGTGCTGCATACCTCGCAGCTGCTCGTTGATTGCCCACTGCCTGACACTGAACCATAGCTCAGTAACTTTATTGGCGTAGACATCGCTGCTCTTACGGTGGTCCTCTGGAGATACGGGCCTGTCGCTAGCCTTACCTCCAAACTCGACTCTCTGGATCTGGGGGCTCCAAGTCTTAGCTAGAATGTCGCAAAGCCCTCCACCCTCACCCGTAGCGTCAACAGCTAGGTTACTAGGATGGATGCGGTATTCCTCACATATCTGTCGAGTCCGATTTGCAATCTGGAAGTGGACGGGCTCAGATGACTTGGCATCAATCTCAATAATCTCGTTCTTCTCAAGCTGGATGCCCATCTTCCCGTTGTCGAAGTCGCCATACCTAGCCACTTGAAGGACACATCTGTCGCCACCGTTGAAAGCAGGGTCAAGCCCAGCAATCATTTCACTTTTCGTCAGGAAGACAGCTGAGTGCATTACTCGGTATTTCTCAACCAAGCTCTCGCTGAGGACGGTTTTGCAGACACCTTCTGGAGCCCACATCCCTCGTGTGTATTTCCAGAACTTAGGGGAGTCTTCGCCGTCATACTTCTGCGCCTGACGGACCTGATCCTCGTTAATCAAAAAGTCATACTTAGATTTTCCAGCTAGGATGTTGGGAGACTTCATCCCGTCAAAGCGGACGCATATCCCCCGCTCTGTCTCCCACTCATCATCCTCGATGCTCACCGAACCCCACCCGTTCTTAGGCGTGGCAAACCTGCCGTGCTGGTCGAACTTGCTATGAGGGTTACCGATAGCTAGGAACTTAAACTCCCGTGTCCCCTTCTGTAAGTTGGAACATGCTTCAAACGCAGCTTCGGGGGTGTCTGTCGCCTCATCAACGATAACCATCGTGCGCGGAGAGCGGATACCCTGTATGTTGGCGACTGCCTTTGATGTTGCCCCATCTAGAACCGGGATAGCAAAGATGGCGTGTTTGTCATCACCTCTTATCGCTTGGATGGTGGTTTTGCTATCAACGATGTGAGCTGGATAACCACCCTTACAGGTGCGATATAGATCCTGTATCACAGGCCAACCACGCTTGCGGATCATCTTAGCTGTGGTTGATGTGAGTATGATCGAGGTTAGCAGAGGGGCTGCTAGGAAGTAGACCATAGAATACAAGCTGGCAGCATACGTTTTGCCGCTAGCTCCGCATCCTGCCCAGCATACCCACTGGTTTTCACAAAGCGATTCGATCTGCTTCTCAAGCCACGGATTCCAAATCAGCTTAGGCCACAGCATAGAAGCTGCGTTCCTAAAGTGTTTGTAGGCTCCTAGTCCACCACGCTCAGGTTTGTGATTAATCCTAAAAGCGTATAACTCCAGCTCGATCTCGTTTAGTTGCAGGTCAAACGCGAGGTTGTATTTGTGCTTGATCAATCCGTTTGACAGTAGGGGCTTCAGAAATACTGATTTACCCTTATAGGGAACACTCCCTCAAACTTTCAAAAGATTGTCAAACGATGGGTATTACTCTCAACCAGAACACCGACTGCTGCGAAACAACCTGCACATCAACGACAGTCAACACGCCCGGTCCTCAGGGACCAGCTGGCCCAGCTGGAACCAACGGGACAAACGGGGCTGACGGCATTAGCGCCTACACTAATACAACCGCAGCTTACACAATTCCCGCTGCGCTCGGCATCATTAACGCTTACGTCACTGATGACACAGACGTTACTTTTACTGCTGGGCAGATTGTTTACTTCGCCAACGTAGGTCACTTCAAAGTATTAGGAGTAGGGTCTGACTACTTAAACGTGCAGCGGTTGGATTACACTGGCGACCCCGGAGTGACGGGAGGGACTATCCCATCTGGCACACTGGTTGTGCCTGCTGGTATGCAGGGTCCAGCTGGAGCTGACGGAGAAATTACCGGGCTTACAGCTAAGGGCCAGCTAGCTACCTATAACGGTCTTAGCGCTTCAGCGGACAAGCTTTCACTGGGGGCTAACGGCACTGCGCTATTTGCAGACTCAACGCTCAACTTAGGCATTAAGTGGAAGCAACCAGCTTTCAGTGACCTGAGTGGCACTGTTGATCTGGGTGGGTCTCAGGTTTCTGGGCAGATAGACATCAGCGGTAGCAGCGTTACTGGTTCACTGCCGCTCACTGACCTAGCTAACAGCGGCGGTGCAGCTGGCGACTTAGCATACTGGAACGGCAGCAGCTGGGTAAGGTTGGCTATTGGTTCTGCTGGTCAGGTTCTGTCGCTGAGCGGCTCGACTCCTCAGTGGGTTGACACAACAGGCCCAAGCTATGCTGTAAGAACTCACGTTACTAGAGATTACTCCGCCGCAACCGCAACTGCTGACTCCTCGTCGGTGAATGTTGCCTCGGTGTCAAGCACTTGGTCTGTGAGTAACCCTATAACATTCACGATTACTTTCACCGACCCAATAGATACCACGCTGCCTTTGTTGTTTTCGTCCAGCGACGATACCGCTTACGAAATAACCACCCGCAGCACAACTTCGGTCACGTTTACTTCAACTACCGCCGCCACAGGCGCAGACCACTCAATATCCGTAGTTGCATTTAACTGATGCCAGTCATTGATCAACAGCGCATCTCTGACGGGTTTATAACCCTAGAACGCGGGATAGACGCTGGGAAAGCTCCCAGCATGTTGCCACGTAATCAGGCTAGCTTTGCTGTGAACGTAACGATGCGCGGTGGTTTCGCCAAAACCAGACCAGCGTTCAATAACATACCTCTCACCTTCTCAGCTACACTGCCGGAGGAAGCTGAGGCAATGCAGGCGATCTGGGAGACTGGCCGTTATCAGGGCGCTTACAACTACAGATACGGCAGGTATAGCTATCTGGTTTGCGCTATTGGTGGATACATCTTCCGCATTGACATGCCGTCCGGTGTGGTCAGCGACATTACCCCAAAGAAGTCTGATGGCACTGCTGACATCAATCCACCGGACATACCTGTTTTCTATTTCCAACAGGCTGAGCAATACCTAGTCATACAGGACGGTCAGAGCAGAGCGATCATTTACAACGGTGCGGGATGCCGCAGATCATCTCCTGATGCAGACGAGGTTCCCACTGGAACCGCTATGGCGTTTGGTAATGGCAGGCTCTGGGTTGCCAGACGCAATGAGTTTGTTGCTGGGGATATTTCTGGTGGCGGCACTGAGGTTATTCAGTTCACGGAGAACACCTACATAGCTGAGGGCGGCGCGTTCGCTGTGCCGCTTGATACAGGCAACATCACAGCTATGAAGTTTATGAACCAGCCTGACAGCAGTTTGGGTCAGGGCGAACTGCTGGTTCACACTACTGATGCAGTATTTGCAGTCAATGTCCCAACAAGCAGAGACGATTGGAAGAATGTCACGTATCCGACTGTTCGGATTGTGGCTATCAATTACGGTGCGGTTAGTGATCGTAGCTGCGTGCTGGTTAACGGCGATATGTTCTATCGTGCTCCTGATGGTATTAGGTCTTACGTCAGCAGCAGGCGAGAGTGGCAGGAATACGGTCAGATACCGATCAGCCGTGAGATCAACCCGCTTCTAACTAACGAGACACAGACAGGCATAGCCGAAACCACTAGCGGTGTCCTGTTTGATAACCGTTACCTGTCCACTGTCACACCGCAGCCAAGCAGTCGTGGCACTTACTTTAAGGGATTAGCTGTTCTGGACTTCGATTTGGTAGGAGGGACTGGGGCGAAAGCGCCCGCAGCGTGGGAGGGACTTTGGACGGGACTCAATTTCCTACAGCTATTAACGGCTGATGTTGAGGGTGAGTCGCGCTGCTTTGTTTTCAACCTCAGCTCCTCCTGCCCTATTCAGCTTTGGGAGCTGACACGCAATGGTAAGAAGGACAACAACTCAACCAGTATCAGCTGCTACATCGAAAGCCCTAGCTACACGTTTGAGAATCCGTTTGAACTAAAGCGGCTTGAGTATGGAGAGATGTGGATAGACCAGCTAGAGGGTCAGGTTTCATTCGATGTCAAATACAAGCCCAACCAGTATCCAGCGTGGGTCAACTGGAACACGTTCATTGAATGCGCCAAAACATCCAACTGCAACCCAGACGTTGGTTCCTGTCTGACGTTCAATAACTACAAACCTCAATACAGGACTCGACTGCGCCTACCCCAGCCAGAGGATGATTGCGAGTCAACCAACGGTGCTCCTATGCGTAACGGCTACGAGATGTCCGTTAGGATTGGCTGGACTGGTCAGGTCAGGATTAAGGGCTTCCGATTGCACGCATACCCAGTGATTGAAGAACCATACGGAGGATGCGGCAGCACTAGCAGCTGTGTATGAGTAGTCCATCCCTAACAGTTAGTTGCTCAGATTCAACGGACCAAAGCCCGTTCAGCTATTCGCTTGGATGCACGCCAGTTGCTGATACGTGGACAGTCAGTGCTTCGCCGTCTACAGCAATCAGCTGTAACGACCTGTCGGCTCAATCCGCATACCAGCCAGTGCTGAGTGGAGATTGCACAAGCTCGACATCATCAACCTCGACAGCACTGATCTCTGATGACGGCTTCCTGTTCATCACTCATCTATCTGAATTTATCATACCCAGCTAAATACAATGCCTACTAATCAATCAGTCACTCTCGTTAAGGGAACGGTTCCAGATGGAACATGCTTTGGCTCCGTGTCGGAGCTTTATAACACGTTTGTCGATCTAACCACAGCTTACGTCAACGGAGCTTACTCGCTGTTTAACTACGGTGACACTGAGCCTTCTGCCGCTGACAGAGATAAGCCGTGGATCAGAACTGACGGTGGCTACCCTGACAGGCTGTATGTCTACTACGATGGCTACTGGATTGCTAAACACCCAGTGCCAGCCAGTGGTAGTGAGCGCAGAATCTGGGCAGGCACAACTGCTGACCTGCTTTCATACGAAGCTCCGGGCAACTCATCATCTACAGCTACGGCTTACACGGGTCCGTTCTGGGAAGTTGACACAGCTTTATCGGCTAAGTTCCTAGTTGGCGCTGGCACGTTTGCTAATGGCACAGTGGTAAACGTGAACGGAACTGGAGGTAGCGACGAGATCACGCTGACTAGCGGACAACTCCCCGATCACCAACATAAGGGTAAAGCTTACTACAAAGCATCTGGCGGCACAGCTGGATCAGATGCCAGCGGGCTGACTGACAACTTAGCTCACGAGAACAGCGGTCACACAACTAGCACAGGCTACACCAACTCGATTGCAGCAGCGGGCGTGCTTACTACTGAGACGGTTGGTGGTGACAATGATCCAATCACAAACCTGCCTCCATACTACGGCGTTTACTTCATTAAACGAACCGCTCGCATCTACTACACACCATAATGAAGGTCACCCTCGGAACAGCTAAGGAGCGGATCGCTAAGCACCTCAACCTGTGTGCTACAGATTCGCGCACGACTGACTACATCAACGAAGCTCAGCGCAGACTGATCGAGAGCGGTAAGTGGAAGGGAACGTATGGTAAGTTCACGCTATGCGCTACCAACGGCTGTATTGCTTGGCCCAGACAGATCGAGACAATCGAAACTGTAGCTGTGTGCAGCAACCCCGGCACAGTTCGTAACGGTTGGTTTGAGTTCGTGGAAAGCGGCTACGGCTTGATGTCCAATAAGGACAACATCGGTTACCAGCTACTGGACCGTGGTGAATCCCCTACTCACAGTGACCTGTCAGGTGCAGGCAAACAGCTGCGTGTGTATGCGTTCCTAGAAGCTGACGCCGGTAAGACCATCACCATACAGGGCTACGACAGCAACAACAACTGGGTAAGAACACTAAAAAGCGGTAGCGGAGCTACTGCCGTGTATCAGGATGGTGAGGTTGTTACGCTGGTCAACGGTTACGTAGACACAACCACTAGCTTTAAGAGCGTTACGAATGTTCTAAAAGACACCACTCAGGGCAACGTGCAGGTCTATGAGATTACGGATGCTGTTACCCCTACTCTGGTTGACATAGCTACATACCAACCTGACGAGACGCTACCCAGCTATCGTCGGTCAATGATACCTAGCTTGGGTGGTGCTGCTGGGTGTCAGGACGGCGATGAGAAGCGAGTTCCAGTCACGGTTATAGCTAAGCTGAGGTTCATCAATGCCGTGAACGACACGGATGTCCTGATGGTAAGCGACCTCTACGCTGTGAAGAATATGGCAATCGCCATCAAGCTTGAGGAGAACAGAGACTTCGGGGCAGCAGCAGAGTATCGCAACCTCGCATACGACTCACTTCAGAACCAGATCGCTAATCATATGGGTGATGGCGTGGTTCCAGTTTTACAAATGACAAACCTAAATACCACCGGTGGTGGCGGCATAGAAAGCGTGATCTAAGATGGAACCGTTTACAATGATGGCAGCAGGAGCTGCGTTAGGATTAGGTGGCTCCTTATTTAAGAAGAAGCCGAAGATCCCCACCTACAAACCCGTCGACCAGACTAAGGAACAGGAAGCAGCAATCGCTGCAAACCTAGCCAGCTTTGATCAGGCACGCCAACTAGCTGACCAGACGACAGCCGCCGATCAGGACAGGCTTGACTCGATGCTGGCACGCACAATGCCTAACTACCGCGACCTGCTTAGCGGTGCTGGCAGTGCTGTTCAGAATATGATTGCAGGTCAGCTACCGATGGCAGATCAGCAGATGATTATGCGTAGAGCTGCTGAGCGCGGGACCAGTATGGGGCTCGGTGGTAGCGCAGCTGGCAGGAACCTGACCGCTCGTGATCTGGGTTTATCTAGCTTGCAGATGACTCAGGCCGGTTTGGGTGCGTTCAACCAGCTGTCATCCAACCTTCGCCAGAACTATATGGTGAACCCAATGTCTACATCGTCGATGTATGTGTCACCATCACAGCGAATCGCAAACTCAATACAGGAGAATCAGTTTGCATACAACGCGCTGGTTGGTAAGCGGCAGTCTGATGCTGCAAACAGCTGGCAGAGTAGAGTCGGCAACTTTATGAGTTCTGCTGGAGGTATGATGATGGGGGCTGGATTCCAGAGCGCAATGGCTCCAGCTGCTGCGGCCGCACCTACGTTTGGCGGGACGGGTGGATACCCGACAACCAGATACACAGGAGGTGTCAATCCTATAGGCGGTCAATACGACCCGCTCACTAACTCAACAGTCAACCCAGCAGCTGGTGGGTTTATTCCTAAATTCCGATAACACTATGGCAGAACCAGTAGATTACTTTTTACAGGGAGCAAACCTCGGAATGAGGGCGGCTCAGTTTGGAACTCAGACGAGACAGGCTGACGACCGTATGGCTGAGCAGCGCAGGCAATTTGACCTGAGTAGAGGTGACCAGAACGAACAGTTCAGAACAAATTTCGCGGAGCGGTCTAGGCAGTTCGAGCTGAACAGAAAGATTGCACTCGATGAGCTGGAACTGAGGAATAAGGAATACACGCTTAGGCAGGAAAACGCCATAGTTAATCAATCGCTACAGCTCGCACAGTTGTATAAGTCTCAATTTGAAAGTCAGGAAATGATGCGAAAAGCTAATGAGGCAAAGCAGTTCGCTCCAATTATGTCTTCATATAGCACCCAGCTTTCCAACTGGAACGGCGAGGGCAGCCCCCCAGCTGAGCCAGCCAATCTTCCAAAAGAGCTGCGAGAAGAAGCGACTGCAATGCGGTTTAATGCAATCAGTGTTGCAAGCAATGATCGCAGCCTAAAGCTTCAATACGAAGCTCAAGCAGCTAGTCAGAAACGGTGGAACGACGGATTGGAGTATATGACAAAATTTAAACCAGAGTCCGTTACCTTCAATCAAGACACCAATACGTTTTCATACGACTGGAACGAATACACCGAACTTCGTGCTTCTGATGCTAGGCAAGCCAAGCGGCTGTCAGAGCTTAAGCTGATGGCTGAAGTGAAAAAGCTATTACCACCTGATGCTACTGAGCGTCAGCAAAAGTGGGCTGAAGAAAGTGCAGTGAAGTTCTACACGCCGGGAGAGATGGGTGAACTCGGCGTGTTCGATACAGAGGGATTTAAGAAAGCTATGAACGCTGCGATGAACAGACCAGAGGATAACGGCCCACCCCCGCTGACAGAGGAGTCAAGCTTTGAGGATATTTTAAACTTCCTCAACGCAGGTGGTGCAATTTTCTAAGGCAACTCAATCATGCCATCCAGAACGCTCGACACTTTAAGGTCTAGGTTCCCGAAGCTTCGTGAGAACTCAGATGAAGAAATAACTGTAGCACTTGGTAGTCGCTTTCCGAAGTTAGCAGAGGAAGATCCCGACTTCGCTAAAGACTACTCGCTATTCACTCGCAACCCGATAGCCGGAGCCGTTGAAGACTTTGGCAAATCGTTTCTGGCATCTGCTGTTTACGACACCGGAGCTGCTGGATGGAGCATTGTTGAAAACCTCTACAAACCGTTTAGCGCTGAAGCTGCGAAGTGGGCTAGGGAAAATGCAGACCAAGCGGCTAAGATGTCTCAGCGGCTTAGGGAAAGCGGAGACATAGCCTCAGATCTAACTAGCGCAAGCTTTGACAGAGGTGTTGATCAGGATTCGTTCCCATCAAAACTAGGTAGCGGTGCTGCTAGCTTGGTTCCTGTAGTGGGAGCTGGTGCAGCTGGAACGCTTGGAGGACTGGGCGCTGGCGCAATCACGGCTGGCACTGCTGTGCTTTCCGGTCTTCAGTCTTTCGGCTCCACGTATCAGCAAGCTCGTAAGGGCTATGAAGATCAGGGGATGAGCGAGGAAGAGGCTGCTAAGGCAGCTGTAAAGCCAGCAGCAGCTCAGGGCTCGCTGGATGTGCTTCTTACAGCAGGTGGTGGAGTTGCAGCAAACAAGCTAGGGGCTGTTGACTTAGAGAATCTAGCACTCGCCCTAAGATCTAAACCAGTTCAGGAAGGCATCGACAGTGTTGCTAGAGGTTCTGGGCTGGCTCAGATAGCTAAGGGTGCTCTTATTGAGGGTGCTGTTGAGGAAGCGCCATCCGCGTTCATTGGCTCATATGTCATTGCTAGGAAGTCATACGACCCAAGCGTAACGCTTGACCAGTCATTCAGAGAAGCGTGGGATGCTTTCTTAGTTGGATCAACTTTGGGTGGACTCGGTTCGGTTCCGTCAGCTGTAAGTAGGAGAAGGAAATCTCCAGAAGAAGAAGCTAGAAGACAGACATTACGAGACTCCGCGCCACGCACTGCTGCGAAACTAGATCAACAGGACGCAGCACGCGAACAGCAAGCTGCTATTGGTCAGGTTCTGCCTGAGGGCGCTAAGCTCGATGACCCGGCGGCACAGTTTGCCGAAGCTAACAAAGACGTTCCGATGGGAGGAAAACGTCCGGTTAGTGAGCTACCGCTTGATCCACTTTCAGAAGCAGACGCTGAGCAAATACAAGCCGCAGAAGATGAGCGCGTGCTAGAGGGTCAGGCAGATCTACAGAGAATGTCCACTCCACCGGACGCTATACAGCTCTCCGAGATTGCAGAGCAGGAGCTAGAGAGGGGCAACCTGACCCCAACTAATAGAGCGGCTGTAAACAGACTTCTAGACAGGAAATCAGAAGCAGTAGCGGACTCTTTGGACAGCAGTCCCGAAGCTCTGCCTCAGGTGCTAGAAGACATCAACCGGATCGACCAGAACATAGCTAGACTGATTCCGGGTATACCTGATCAATCTACCCCAATCACCATTGAACAACTTCAACAGCTCCAACAAGCATACATAGACACACCCGCACAGGTGGATGCACAGCCAGAGCAGGAAGTTGATCAGGTAGAACCGGAGCCAGTCGTTGAGATAAAACCTCTTAAAGTTGGTGGAGAATCTGTTGAGCTTGATGCCGAACTGGACAACCAGCTCAGAGGCGAGTTTAGAAAAGCCTTCAATGACCTGCGTAGGCAATTCGGGTCAATGCTTGGTGTCAGGAAGATTTCAGTTGTTGAGCTACCAGCTGGAGCTGGGGTAGCTAGCGCAGCTAGAGCCGGGAACACGGATACAATCTTTATTGATCCTAAGCGTTTGGCTGAGAGCAGAAACAATAAGCGTTTCAGTCTAAGTAAAGCCATCGAGGAAGAAGCTATCCACAACCTCGATGTTCAAGCTCTCAAATCTGAATACAACAGGCAGCTGTCTGCTGGTGACATAGACGGGTCAATGTCTGTCACTCAGTATGTCGAAGACGCATACACTAAGGTAGCTGACGGTATGACAGCTGATGAGAAAGCATCTGCTCGTCGTGTCTACGGAATGAACTTCCGAGACGATGTGCATATGGCTCAGGAGTTCATACGCCAGCTCATACAGAGAAAGCACACTGAGTCAGTCACTGAAGACGCCAAGCGCAACACACTGATCCGAAACATCCTCGAAGCAATCCAGAGAATTCTGGGGAGAGCCCAGCTCTCTGGAGCAGCAAAGCAGCACTTTGATCAAGTTGATAACTTCCTGCTTGATATGTATTCAGCGGAAGTTGCCGATACATCTACTGTCGAAGAGCGCACAGCTGTTGAGCAAGCACAGCAATCTAGGAAGCCAGTAGCTACCGAAGAGGATGCTAGGGAGGATCATTATAGGGTAGCTCAGGAACGAATTGACAGTGCTCTAAGGATACAGGGCTGGCCTGCTGTTGGGTCTGAGCAATACGACTACACTCGCTACAAAGCTATTCTAGAATTTGATGAAGCATACAAAGCTGGAGAGTTCGTTGAGTCGGATGAAGGTGTCCCTCCGTTGTCTTGGTTTAAGACAGTTGTCAGCAATCGTGGCAAAGACGCCATAAAGCGATCAAATGCGAAGAAACGTGGCGGCAATGTCGAGAAGCTTTCGATAGACGCCCCAGTCGCCGAAGACAGTTCTGACGGAATGCAGGTGGCTAGCAAGTCATCAGCAGCTGGGCTGACTCCGGGCGGTGAGGGTATGGTCCAGACTTTGGAAGCAGAGTCGCCTAAGATTGGGTGGACGCCAATGCAGCAAAGCGTGCTCATTGATGTGTTCACCGGAAACAAAACGGTCACCGAGATTGCGATAGACCGTGGTGTCACTAAGTCTAGGATTAGCCAAGTTCTGAAAGATGCTCAGATGAAGCTGATCGACTACATCGACAATGTGAACCCGGAGTTTGGCGACATTCTGAGCGAGATACATCGTGAGAACTCCGCTAACGCAGAGAATCCATACGCATACGCCTCCAGCCCCAGAGCTAGCTTGATTGAGCGCATACTCGGCGCAATCGCTGACCCTAAGAAAAAGCTGCTAGAACTGAAGAAGTTTGGGAAAACAATCCTCAAAGATCCGCTCAAAAACATCACCAACCCGCTGACCGGTAAAGCAGACATCAACCTGTTCCAGCTTAGGGTGCAGAAAGACGGCTACATCAACAAAGTGATGAATGTCGTTAAGCAGCAGCGACGAGATTTGGAGTCTGCTGTAAGAGCAGAATACGGATCTGACATCAGTCAGGCTGACAGGACTCTCATCAATATGCACCTAAACGGCCTCAATATGGTGCTCAAGCCTTTGCCCGAACGCACAGCTCAAGCTGTAGCCTCTATGCGTAATCAGATAGACGCTCTGTCTAGGTATATGATGCAGGAAGGCTATATCGACGGGGAACTCAAAGCGAAGGTTGAGGGTAACATTGGTATGTATCTGGCTCGCAGCTACCGCATCTTCGATGACGCAGACTATAAGAGCAACATAGCGCCAGAAGTCCTGACATCCGCCGAGAACTACATCACAGCTGAGCTGATGAACCGGAAGCCTCGTAAGGGGCAAATGCCATACACTGAATCCAGAGCTAGGATGGAAGCTCAGGTTATTGTTCAAGACTTGCTAGACCAGCTCTCCACTGAGGGCGCAGTAGATAAGTTCACGAGTGGTAAGCTGGGCGCAAAGAATCTGGACCTGTTTAAGAAACGTAAGACTATCGCCCCAGAGATCCGGGCATTGATGGGTGAATACACCGATCCAGATGTCAATTACGCCAGAACCGTTAGCCGTATGGCTCATCTCATCGGGAACCAGAAGTTTCTGAACGATGTGAGGGAAGCCGGTATGAATAAGATCTTCTTTGAGAAGCAGGCTATGGCTTCCAGAGCTGGAATCGCTAACAGTAAGATCACACCAGCCAACGAAAGCTACTCGCCTCTGGCTGGGCTTTACACAACGCCCGAAGTTAAGGAACTGCTCGACACCTACAACGAAACCTACAACGGGCTTGGGAACGGGATGTTTGATATGCTCGCCCAGCTCAATGTAGCTACAAAGTCAGTAAAGACTGTCGGCAGTCTGATGACTCACGTTAGAAACTTGATAGGTCAGCCGTTCTTCTTAGCTATGAGCGGTTACTGGAATCTGAGGGAGTGGAAGTCATTTGTCCCATCCGTAAAAGCTATATGGGCTGACGCTGCTGGCAGCAACAAAGCTGCACAAGCTTACTTTAATAGAATGACTGAGCTTGGCTTGGTTGGTGAAGAGATCACAACAGCTGAGCTGAAGCGAGCTCTGGGAGACCTAAACCAGAACCTGTCGTCATCACTCGACCCGAACCAGTCCTTAAACAAAACATTCGCTGAAGCGATTGGTAAGGTTTGGAACAAAACAGCAGGCACAGCAACGCGTATCTACCGGGCATCGGATGAGCTAGGTAAGATAATGGCTTTCGAGATGGAGAGATCCAAGCTCGCTAAGCTGCCAAACAATGCAGGGCTAACCCCTAAAGAGCTGGACCAGAAAGCCGCTACTCGCGTGAGGCAGACAATGCCCACATACTCCGAGATCCCTCCTGGGGCTCAGTTCCTAGCTATGCAGCCAGCACTTGGTCCGTTTATGTCGTTCGCCTACGAGTCAATCAGAACTCAGGTAAACAACATTAAGATTGCTGTTGAAGAGATTAAAAACGGCAACACTAGCTATGGTATGCAGCGACTAGGCGGGCATCTAGCTGTTACCGGTGTTTACGCCTACGGATTCCAGCTGCTAAGCTCAATGCTAGGAGGGGTCAGCGGTGAGGAGCAGGATGAAGTCAGATCACTGCTAGCAGACTACGAGAAGAACTCCACGTTCTACTTCAGCCGCGACGAGGACGGTAAAATCAATTACATCAACGTCAGCTTCAATAACCCCTACTCTGCTACGACAGATGCCATAATGTCTCTGTTTGGAGCTAGAGGCGTGCAGGGCGATGGCTCAGCCTCCAGCCACATCATTAACTCTGCGGCAGCTGCTTTTGATCCGTTTGTGTCTGAAACAATCATTGCAGGCGGAATTATTGATGTGCTCAGAAACAACGACAGCTATGGCAACTACATCTGGAACCCAGAAGCCAGCGGCACAGATCAAGCTCTGGACTTCGTTACGCACATAGGGAAGCTGTTCCTGCCGGGGACAGCTGAGAGAGCTATCAACAGGTGGTTCCCGGCTTATAGCGGAAAAACACTAGAGTCCGGTGAAGAGCCTACGCTGACTAAGGAAACCCTATCTGAGATTACAGGCCTCAGGCTTAGAACCATCGACTACACAGACAAGCTGCAACGTATGTCATTTGCCAATAAGAGGAGGATCAATGATGCCAATAAGATCTTCAATAAAGTTGCTGGCAATCGTGGCACAGTTAGCTCTGAGAGTATGATCTCTGCTTACCGATCTGCCAATGACAGCAGGTATGAGATCTTCAAAGACGTTCAACGTCAGGTCCAAGCAGCGCGTCTGGGTGGTCTGAGTGATGCCCAGATTCTGAATGCACTGGCAACCAACGGTATGACCGAAACAGACGCTAGGCACATACTCGCTGGCTTGTATCGACCAATGCAAATCTCTAAGAGCATCCTAAAATCAGCTATTGCGGCCAAGCACCCAGTTCCTATTGGGGCTATCAATGTGGTTAAGAGGGAATACAACAGAAAACCAATCAATGAACAGGATGAGTAGCTACCACCACAGCAACCTGCCACTCGTTGAGCAGTTTGATAACGCTCTGGCAATGATTATCAACGAGTTTAGTGGCACACTCTACTACCACGAGATGGTAGGCATCCTAGCAATGCACCAGCACAGGCTAGCATTAGAAGCTCAGGACGGAGCCAGCGACGAAGAGGACTAATTGTAGCCCATATCGTTAGTCACAGCGGGTAGCGAATCCAGATCCCTAAGCATACCCGTGAGGTTGTATGCGTGACAGGCTAGTGTATCAGCACGTTCAGTGTCTCCCCTAGCCTTAAACAGTTCTATAAGAAACTCCACGGCACTCAGACCCTGCTGTATCGCTGCTATCTCAGAAGAGTCCAGCCTGTATGTCTTCAAATGAAGAGGCTTCTCACTGAGCACCTCATTGACAATCTCTGGGGTTGGGGTCTTCCTGATCACTGATATACGCTGCCCTGATAGGTGGCACACCGTCAAGCAGCTTCGCCTTACGGCGTTCCAGCCTACGCTCACGAGCCCTCGCCGCAGCATATCCCTCCGGTCTATTACGAGTCTTAGAGCCAATGAACTTGAACATACCACTGCCACACTCACCACACCTGCCCTTCACGCCCAACTTCTCCTTATTCTCATACTCCACAGCATCGAGTATTGGTTGATGCGCTCTGCACTTCATACAATACCCCGTAATCGCTTCAGAATGCCCCTCAGACTGCGTTTCATCCTTCATTAATGACATTACACTACACAACACGACAGCGCGTTTCTAGCCCTATTACAGAGCCAGCAAAGGCCAATAGGAACACTCGTTCCTAAAAGCGGAACAACCGTTCCTAAAAGCGGAACGCTCGTTCCTATGTAGTAGTAGTGTGTATATATAATAGTATAAAACTGGTATATGGGGGGAGTATGAGGGGGGATCAGGCAGCGCATAGGGGCTTATTGCCTGATTTGGATTTTACCCAAAAAATGTGTGGGGTCGTATATATAAATGACGGGGGGCCGAAGGGGGGGGGGTGGTGTCTGTTTTGCCAGTGTCGATTGTTCATTGCCAACCTATGGCAATAGCTTGCTAACCATCTATTACAGAACTACTTGCAGCTTCTGGCAGCTGGCTCAAAACTGCTATATTCACCACATTTTCAGCCTGATTGCCAATGTTTAGCAATGAACTAGCACGTTTTTGTATGGATTCGGCAATCTGTTCGCGTTTTTGCCAGTCTCTTAGATCCAAGCTATCAGATTGCCAGTGTCGCAAAGTGTTTGCGCTGGCTTCAATATCATTAGCTAACTGATCTCTTACCAGTTCTGCTATCTGTTCAATACTCTTCTGTTCTAGCTTGGCAATCTGCTTTGCCTGCTTTGGCAATGGCTTGGCAATGCTTTTCAGATTCCAACCGTTCTTCTTTGCGTTGTATGTCAGCCCTCTGACACTGGCTCCGGTTGCGTCTGCAATCTCTTTCCAGCTGCTTCCCTCCGCTCTCATTTTCTTAGCTAGCCTCAACTGATCTTCGCTGATCTTAACCATAGCTAAGAAATAAGCCTAGCTAGGGTTAACTTCCAGCGCTCATTGGCGAATAGCTACACGAGGCCAGTGGCTAGCTTCCACTGCCTCCGCCGGGGTTCTCGGCACGAGCGGGGTTCCCGCTCCTACATTACGATTCTCAGTAATCTCTGAGGCATTCTGGGCGAGGTAGTGTGACCTATCGTGACGCGTCCATCAAAGCCAAGCAGTAGCTTGGAAGTCAGCGAGTAGGCGTGCGCTTTGCAGCGCATAGGCGGTCGGTGAATATGGGGCATTCTCAGGCACGGAGACGAGAGCGCACGTCCAGCGCAACCACACCAATCCGCACGGGCAATTCCAACGCCAGCAATCCATCATAATGTGACAGATTCCCTGATGGACATTTACGGTTGGAGGTTGACTTCAGCGCATCACGAGGGTGCGTTGAATACAACCAAAACAAAAAACATAAGGATAATACTATGCAAATCATTCAATCCGCACGGTTCAACGATCAATCAATCACCAAAACAGACAGATACGACAGAACAACAGAGTCACTGATGGGTGCGAAGCAGTTCAAGCTATCCACCGGTCTGACTGGCCAAGCTGCGAAGCGTGCTTTCGCTGAGTATCAGCGCAAAGCTGGCAAAGCTGGCGCAATCAATGTGGCTAGTATGGTCCAGCAGAAGGGCTTGCTTCTTACCAAGCTCCGCGAGACCAAAACCGGATTCTGCGCCACCTATGTCCGACCTGAGACGGTTGAGGTTAAGCTTGGTCGTGGCAAGCGCACACTCACAGCAGCGCAAATCACCGAAGCTTTGGGCAATCTTTCACCAGCTGACAAAGCGGCTCTGCTAGCTCAGCTGACCGCATAAACCAAACCAAACCAAACATAAGGAAACAAATGAAAGCATCTAGTGGAATGACAGTATCAGAGCTAATCGAGCTTAGTGGCATCACTAAGCAGACTAGCTATGTGGCGCACGATACAGCTGTGCCAATGTATCAGGACCATCGTTTCGGACAATACCCATACGGCGGTCACGCCATCAGTGTGTATTGGAGAGGCAGGTTATTTGAAGAGGTTATCCCCTACTATGAGCTGGCTCATATGGCTCTGAATAGGGCTATCAAGCTCGATAAAGACCAGATAGCTGACCTAGAGCTGTATGCAATGCAGGAAGACGAGGTGAGGCTATGACAGCTGAATGCCCTAAATGTTACGATATGGTCCCAGAAAGTCAGATAGAAACACGCTTTAGCTATGGCGTGTATGCTGGGAAGTTTTGCGAAAAGTGCTGCTACACGTATGCAGATGCGTGTGGTTTAGGTGGGTATCAGGGAAGTCCTAGCGATCTCGATGAGCCATATTGGGAGGAGGAGCTATGACAGACATAATCGGGTGCATCATCACGGCACTACTAGGGATCGCTACGGCGATCCTTTTTTTATTGTGCAGCTAAACTTTTGCCACCTGTTCAGCGGATAGGTGGCAGCAACAACAACCAACCAACATAAGGAACAAAACTATGAGTGAACCGTTAGCTAACGAGCTACAGCTAAGCAAATACGTGAACGATCTGGTCGATGACTACTTCGACCAGATGAAGGACGGGGCCAGCGAGGATGACATATCAGAGCGGATCAACGAGGACTCTGACAGCAGCGAGCACGTTGTCTACTACTACAAAGCGAAAGCTTTGGTGGATATGCAGTGGGAGTGGAACACGGCGGAGCTGGATGCAGCAGAGGAAGAGTTGGGGATTGATTTGCGCCAAATCTATTCGGATCTAGCTAGGGTGATCCTCCGGCTGAAGTTGGAGGAGCGTTTTCACAACCGACTGAACGAGGAGGCAATGCTATGAGCGAATGCTACGACAGGAACAAAGTCATCAATCACCTCCACAAGCATAGGGACCAGTATTATTGGGGCTATAAGGATCTTCTAGTCGAAGATGTGGATCGCGTTTTCAACGTAGTCAGCGATGCCGAAGAGGTTGTTGAGAGCTTTGAACATTGGGGCAAAGCGTTTTTATGGGCAGCTAGAGTGCTTCGCAATGATCAGGACAGTCTTCTAGAGAGAGGCGAGTAAGTAAACCAAACCACAACATAATAATAATAATAATACTATGGAACAAAACCCGAAAACAATGACACAGGCAGAGCTGCGTAGCTACCTGCGTGAACGTAAGAGCAACGACGAGATCAACTTCACCAATCCAGACAGCGAACAGCACTGGACACCGTTCGTGAACGGCCAGCTAGCTGGGTTTGGTGTCGATGCGCTGAGGATTGTAGCTCAGACTTGGATGTTTCCACCGGGCGGCTATGTGCTGCCATCTGCTGGCGATCCTCAGCCAGAACCTGAGCGCAAACCTCTGGTTCGGAAGAAGGATAAGCCAGCTATCAGTCGTGAGGACTTGATTGAGATCCTCACTGGTAGCAGCGGTGACGAGCTGGATGAGGAGGAGGTTCGCCGTATCGTTAATCAGCAGATCGACGAGCGCATAGGTGACGGCTTACCAGTGAAGACAGTTGTTGTCACCCCAGTCAGTAGGATTGACTTAGAGGGTGAGGTCACTCACGAGAAATTCCCTCTGGTTGTAAAGCTGATAGGAGCTAGCGAGAATGTAGCTCTAGTTGGCGAAGCTGGCACTGGGAAGACTCATATGTGCGAGATGGTGGCTAAGGCGCTGGGCCTAGACTTCTACTTCACCGGTAAGGTCGACACCGAGCACCAGCTCATTGGATACCGTGATGCACACGGTCAATACTTCGAGACTGCTTTCTTCAAAGCGTTCACTAAGGGTGGCCTGTTCCTGTGGGATGAGTTCGATGCTAGCTCACCACGGGCAGCGACTAGGTTCAATAGTGCCATAGCTAATCGCCTCTGCGATTTCCCAACTGGCAACTACAAAGCTCACCCCAACTTCCGAGTGATAGCGGCTAGCAATACTTTCTGGAGTGGAGCTACCCGTGAGTATGTAGGGCGCAACCAGATGGACGCAGCTACGAAGGACAGGTTCGTGTTTGTTGAGGTCGGCTATGACAGGAAGGTTGAGAAAGCCATTGCGTCCCAATACCCCAACGGAGAAGAGGTTGCTAATCGGGTGCAGGATGTTCGTAAAGCAATAGCTAAGCTGAAGCTACGGCACATCGTATCAATGCGAGCCACCAGCTCCATTGCTAAGCTTATCTCAGCAGGACTTACACAGAAACAGGCAGAGAAGGTTGCGCTCTGGAAGGACTTATCTAAGGAGCAGATAGCTAAGATCGAAGCTGAGATCGGGGGTGCAGAATGAGTGACGTTATAGACATCGCCACCCTGAGACGCGCCTATCCTGTGTCTGACACAATGAGCCACGACACTGTGTATGAGGCAATCGAGGCAGCTAAAAGCCGTAAGTATTTCAGCTCAAGCTCTTCCACTAAGACACACGACCCAGAGTGGAGCGGGTCTGATAGCTGGGATGATATGGTGGACACTGTTAAGCGTGGCTGGGTTGAGGGCAGATCATCTGTTGCATCAGGGTTGAAGCATATATTTACCAGCGGTTCAGCTAGAGTGGCTACTGGGGCGAGCGTCGATTACGATGTTGCTGGAGCTTACCCAGATGTGCCTATGGCTTTAGCTGGCGAGATGGAGCATATGATTAATCTGGGGGATGATGTTGGCACTAAGCCAATCGTCCGACTACTGGTTAGCCTAGGTGCTACGGCCAGCGTGTCGTCCAAAGCTATAATGAACCGCGGAGCAGCCGTGTGCGCTCTAGTTGATGAGATAGAAAGCGCAGGTAATAGCTGCGAGATTCACGCTGTATGGACTAATACCTGTGGCGTAGCTAAGTCAGTCTATGCCGTAGGAGTTAAGAGAGCTGGCGAGGTTCTACCTATTGATGAGATAGCTTTCTGCTTAGGGCATACGTCAATGCTCAGGCGTGTGTTTTTCTCAATGATGGAGCGTCATAAGTTCGCCAAAGATCACGGCTATGATGGCGGCTACGGTCGCTCAGTTGAGTTGGAAGACTACGAGTGGCCGAGCGACTGCATCTACCTAGCTGGGATCAACTCTAGTCCCACGCCATACAAAACGCCTGAGGGAGCTATGACTGAGGTGCGTAAGCTATACGAGGCTCAGGCTAAAGCTAAGCAGTTGGAGGTTGACGTATGAATAACCATCCACGTAAGCATCGAACAAGTAAGCGTCCCAAGTCTGTCTCCTATAAGCCGACCAAAGCTTACCCTACCCGATCAGAAACCAAACGGATTGAGCGCAGACTCAACCAGATGATTCTGTCAGGTAGCCTCTAAACTTTTCCACTCAGTAGGCGTATAGCCGTGAGTGGTTTCACAAACAAAAACAAACCAAACATAAGGAATAAAATGAAACATAAGTTCATTATCACACTCAGTGTAGACATCAGCAAAGTCAGCGACACATACGCTGCGCTATCGTTAGTAGATGGAGTCAGGATCGACAGCGTGGAAGCATCCTCGCCTGTCGTTGTGGAGAGCAACGGCAACGGGCATATTCCTGAGAAGCCAGCAGCTAAAGCTAAGTCCAAAGCTAAGGCTAAGGCTAAGGTTAAGAGGAACACCTCAACCAAGCACACTGACCCTCGCGCTGTGTTGCAGTGGTCCGGTGGTAAGCAGGTTCTAAACACTGATGCTACGCTAAGAAACTTAGGCATCTCTAAGTCTGATCTGCTGAAGATGAAGACACGCAACGGCACGCTTGAGGGTGCGTTGAAGCGCAGCATTGCACACACAGGGGGTGACCAATGAAGAACCGCATCAATAAGTGTCTGCTGATTGATCCATACACACAGACCATCAGCCCGATTGACATTATCGAGGACGACATCCACGCAATACAGGATGCGATAGGTTGCAGATGCTTCTGTGTAGGCGGATATCTAGCTAACGGCGATTGCATCTACGTGGATGACGAGGGATTACTCAACACGCCCACTCACTTCTTCCGCATACCTTACGTGAACGGAGGTTACCCCCTAGCTGGTCGAGGGCTAGTTATTGGCACTGGAACCGGGGGCAGCTCCGTCTCAACCGAGTCAACGGTGGAAGAGTTGTATGATGCGGTCTACTGGAGGTTTGCAATTAGTAAGAATGAAGACAGCGCGTTCGAGGTTAAGGCTCGTGACGAGTGGACCAAAACTGGCGAGGAGGTGGAAGTATGAAAGCTAAGCTACGCACTTACAGCTACAAACCAAAAGAGACTAAGCGTGGATACCTTCGGGTTAACGGTAAGTTTGCTGATGAGGTTTGGAAGACTAAGAACCACCGAATGTTTGCGATGGAGATCTCTGAGGGTGATGAGATTGATGCGCGAGGCAACTACTTCGGTGGTGGTGACGGCAAGTCTAAGTGGTCAGCACCGTGGCCTCAGTGGGTGAAGATCCAATTCACAGACGGCAAGCTGCGGTTCTTTAACTACAAAGACGAAGAGCAGACCGACCTCAACTGGGTCGAGCTTGAGCTAATAGAAGAGGAGGTAGCCGTATGAGCCGACATTACTACGCTAAGGAGTGGCCGTGTGGTTTAGCTGTCACAGAGGTGCATCACAGGCACGGCAGCGATCCAAAGACGCAGAATGTAGTAAACGTGTTTATCTTTGACACAGCTGATCAGCGTGATCGCTGGGTAGACGATTGGCGAGCGCCTAGCTACTGCCCATCTGCGTTCGCTGAAGCTGTGAGCGCGAAGGACGAAGACGTTCGTCGCATACAACGGGATGAGCTTGAGACGTTCTTCACAGAAGAGGAGGTAGCTGTATGAGTAGATCTAGTATGCCATCTAAGACTATGTTGATCAGCTACTACAGTGGTGATCGCGTGTTTTACGAAGGCGAGTTCCACGATGGCGGCGAAGCTTGGATGGGCGAGAACGGAGTGGAGCATTATCTCTTCATGTCCGACAAAACCGCAGCGTGTATGGCTTGCGGGTTCTACAAAGACGTTCAGCGATGCCACATCCTACCACTGTGTGATGGTGGAGATAACAGTCTGAAGAACATTCACCTTCTGTGCAGGAATTGCCACGCTGAAAGCGAGTTCCTATCTGGTGAAGCTTACTGGGACTGGATGCGCTATGTGAATACGAACAAATACACGTGTTGGCCGATGCGAGTTCTGGAGGCCATCGAGGAGAAGACTGGCAAGCCATCTACTCACGAGAATGTTGCGGAATACTGGCGACAGAAGCTAAGACGCGGGGAGGTTTTGGTATGAGCCGTCTTACCATCCTGTCAGTAGCGTATTGCGCTCTGCTAACAGCATACGTTGCTTGGCCTAAGCAGCAGCGCGAAGTTCATACCGGTGTAGCTAGCTGGTATGGCGAGACGTATCGTGGAAGAACCACTGCTTCTGGTAGCGCGTTCAATCCTGATGAACTAACAGCAGCGCATCGCAGCCTCCCGTTCGGGACTGTGGTGCGCTGCACTCTCGGCTCTCGTTCCGTTGACGTAGTGATCACTGATCGTGGTCCGTTTGTTGATGGGCGTGAGCTGGATCTAAGCAGGGCAGCGTTCGCTAAGCTAGCGCACACTGATGCTGGCCTGATCAACATAAATTGGGAGGTAATTAAATGAAAGACCGATACGAAGGAGAGGAGTTTGACACAGAACACTGGGAGCACAGCGAGGAGCTGTATAAGGAGCTGAACCACTTCCAGAAGATAGCTATGCTTCAGATACTGCTGATGAACGATGCAGATGTGTGTGTTCGGGATACCGAATCGCGCATAGGCTACACAATGCGTCACGCCAGCGTGGAGGATGTCAGGCTGGGAGAGAAGGCGTTCTCTGTGGTAGTGAAAGCGAACGATGTCCTTTATACCACATACGACGAGGACGATAAGTGCAGGTGGGAAGACAGGCCAAAGCTAGGAACCATAGGGAAGAGGAAGGAAACTAAACCAACTTGACTCCTCTGCGTTCCGATCCTATACAACTGGCGTCCACTAATTCCTTATGTTGGACGTTTGGTAGACCCTCGCCGGTGACGACTGGCGGGGGTCTTTCATTCTCCTAACAGATGCCACGCATCCTTATACTGATTCAGCCTATGATCTGGAGGCAGGTTAGCTGGTATCCTAAGCGTAGTTACCCTCACCTCTTCTACCGGAAACACGAAATACCACTCCACTGGATTGATTGAGGCGATGATGAAGTCGCATTCCTTCTTCGTGTATTTCTTCTTACTGTAATTCCCCATCGAGGACATTATCCCATACCTCTGCGTCCCCCGCTCCAGCTTGCTGGTGCATTTAACCTGTATGCGATGTATCTGCCCACCTCTATGAGCTAGCAGATCGAAGTGCATCAGGTTGTGCGAGACCAGCGGAGCAAACACACACCAACCACGCCTAACCAGCTGGTAAGCTACACCAATCTCCCCGACCGGGCCTATCTTAGCATTGCTGCGTGCTCCAGATGGCATGTCAAGTTACGTAATAGTTGGCCACTGAATCGTAGCTACGCAGATACCAGTTAATCACACCGGAAAATGTCGGGTCATCGTAAGGTGTCTGCGTTCTGAACGGGTGCTTGGCTGTATCAAAGCTGACATGTTCAGCAATCGACGCGTAAAGAATGTCTTGCACCCCGTCCCCGGCAAACGGATCAGCGTTTTTATCAATGGTCAACCAGTCAGCCCCAATCAATTTATGCAACCTCTCAGCTACCAGCTGTATGAGTTCCTTAGTTGGGTGGTTAGCTGTGTATGATAGAAGTGTGTCTTTGTAGTTTGATCGGATCAGGTCCGACACAATCAGTGGCACACAGTTAGGCCCGCTAAAGCTGCGAGCCCGATCTTCGTGCTTAGATTGCAGGTCGAAATAATCAGAGCAAACTTTCTCTATGTCACGGCAGTAGCTAACATTCTGAACGCAGTCACGGATGAATTCTTCCTCTCCACCGCCTGTCAAGTGAGTCTCATACAAGCCTTTGTAGTGGAGGTGGGACGGCTGATTGATCGTGCGTCCCTCAACATAAATATGGCCAACATCAAAGTAGTAAAACGGGCAGTCCAGTGTAGGCATTAGAACCATCAATGCGCTGGGCTTGAGTAGCCTTAGTATATTCTCAGTTGCGAGAGCGTGGTCGTGCCTAAACCAGTATGAGGTTGGGTGAGTTATAATGATGTCAGCACTAGAAACCTTACTCTGAATCTCACTGGATGGAGTATCTCTTATGTGTAGGTATTCCCAGTCGCAGCTTCTAAGAGATGGAGATACCAACATTATCGAGTGCAACTGACACATTCCTAGTGTGAGTAGTTTCATATCTGAAATAAAATAGGGACGCACACTCGTGCGCCCCTGCCGCACCAGTTATTAAGCCTAAATTGTTACGTTGGTAACCCTGATGCGGTTCGCTTCTTTGCGAAAGTGCCACGCCTATTCCACTTATGACGATCAGCTGGGTCGCCACCTCTGGTTGACCAGAAATAGTCACAGCCACGCTGTATATCTCTGACGAGGTTGTAGTGGTAGGTGTTCTCGAATGCCTCTAATTCTGACTGTCCTGCTGCGATTGATTCGGGTTCCATATCTTCCGTATTCCCCTAAGCTGTTGTGATTGCGCTTCCTGTCTGCCCTTAACCTGAGCTATCTCCCTCATCAGAGCTGCTACCATTGCCTCCAAGCTATTCACTGTTTTCTGGAGGATCAGTAGCTGCTCTTCTGTCTTCATATCTTTCCTGTCTGCTTGTGCGTCCCCAGCACTGTTCCTCCGTCCAGCATCAGCTGAAACACTTCCTTCGCCCCCGCTGAACCACCTAGCGTCAGCGGTGCAACTGTTGTTTCCTTCCGCTTAACGCACATCCAGTTTCCATACTCATCGGTGATTGGCGAACGATAGATCACACCGTCTCCCATCATATAAGTGAACAGGTAGCTAGGGCATCTGAGTGCTGCTGCCACCGATTGCAGTGCTTCCAGCTTGTGTTTGTCGATGACTAGCTCGCAGTCGTATTTAGCTACGACATCAGAGAAGGATATGTTTCGACACTTAATCTCGTAGACACCGATTACTTTGTTGGTTCTGCGCTCAAGCAAGAGCCCGTCAACCCGTGAATACATATTGCCTATGGACAGCGTGTTCACTTCACGCCAGTGAGTGTTGATTGAATCAACCACGTAAGACTCAGCTGCGTCAGCTGCTTCTCTGCGCTTCTTCTGTTCTTCTGTTAGCATTAGATTCCGTAGATGCGTTTGAGCTTGTTAAGGCAGTTGAGGCCATCACTGGTTTCGCGCTCCGGCTCGTTAGCCCATCGCCTTTCTTTCACCCAGTGTTCTGAGGAGAAGTGCAGCGTGTGGTATGCAGTCGGGTTAAATCTCAGCTGGTCGATTGAGTCAGCGCAGCCGGGGTCACCACTGATGCCAGCTTCTGTAGCTACGTCACTGACCATATGCAGACCAGCACTGTAGAACATCCAGCCCTTCCAGCACCCAGCTGAGTGAGATTCTGGGGTTGTTGTTTCGGTCCTGTAGAACGCCGTCTCTATCATCTTTGCAATCAGAGGGTGCTGCGGCTCAGCGAAGAACAGGTAGTCGTGTATGATCCGCTCCTCTTCCCTCCCCTCCTTCTTAAACATCTGAACCTGCCTGTTGGTGTCGATGAACTCGCTAGCTGGCTTGGTTGGGTAGAGATCGCAGTCTGCGTATAGGCCACCGCTACGATAAACAGCAGCTAAGCGTTGGACTCCAGCTCGCTGCACCGTTTCCATAGTCCTGTATGTAGCGATGTTCGATGGCCACATATGTTCCACATACGGATCTATGTCTTCATCAGTAAGGAACTGGTAGTTCCAGTCTGGGTTGAGCAGCTTCCACCGCTCAACGCAGCATCTCTCAAAAGCATTAAGCCGTTCGTAGCTGCCGTGTAATTGGAAGATGTTTCTGTGGTCCATATGGTTAGATACCGTATTGTTTCTTCAGAATATTTAGGTGGTTGATCTCCTCGGCCATCGGGTCTTTGCCATCACGTTTGAACCGGTTATCAGGTATCCAGCTCTCTGTGCTGTAGTGGTAGATGTGACAGTCATCCGGTTTGGTTTGCATATCCCACACCCAGTTGTCGCCCCCAGCTAGGAGCCGTTCTTTGCGCTGGTTCACGACGATCTCAGACCAAGCGTGAATGCTGACTGACTCGTAGATGTAGCCAGTCCAACCCCACTCAGGGTCGTCGATCAGATACCTGCGGTTGGTCGTGCGCTCAAAGCACTCGTGTATGATCTGGTCCAAGCCCTCATAGCCCTTAGCTGCCGCGAAGAAGTAGTCGCTGATGTAGATCTTATGATCTGGTCTTGGCTTCAGCTGGAACCAAGCGCAGTCCTCGGTCATCGGCAGGAAGTTCTCCAGAGGTCGTATCAAATACACATCGCAGTCAGCGTAAACTCCTCCGCTTTGATAGACACAGGCAGCTCTCATTATTTGAGTGCGCTGCATAGCTGACATCTCTTTGTAGAGATCTGCGTATTGAGGCCATACATCTAGGATGTATTCATCTAGCTCGTGCTCAGTGATGAAGCGGTATTCCCAGCCGGGGTTAAGCCCACGCCAACGCTCTATTGATGCTCTCTCAAACAAGCCAAGTCGCTCATAACTGTTGTGTATCTGGGAGACTTGCTTCGCTATCATATGCCGAACACCTCCTTAGCTACCTCAATCATACGCAGCTCATAGGTAGTCTGCTCCTCGAATGAAGGCTTGGTTTGGCTTGGTGTCCAGCAACCCGTAGCTAAGTGCAGACACTTAACATCCTCAACCGGGATGTTGATGTATGCTGGGTGTGAATCAGCCCCAATGAGAGCGTCTTCTAGCTTCTCGTGCTTGCGGTAAACATAGTTGTAAACGTGGACACCGCAGTGGTCAAAGTGCCACCCCATCCAAGCCTCTCTATTGCTGGGGTCAGGAGCAGGCTGACCGCTCATCAGCCGGTTTATCATTTCCCTAGCCACCTCTAAGGTGACAGGATCTCCCGCCGCTGATGCGAGTATGCCCCCAAGCCACATATCCCTATCATCATACTTAAACAGCACTCGCTGCCTGTCTGTCGGTAGGTAGTCCCGCAGTGGCTTTACTGGATACATATCTAGGTCAGCGTAGAACCCACCGTGTTTATGTAGAAGAGCACACCTTCGGATGTTGTTCTTAGCTCCCAGATGGAAGCCCTCATAGGCGCTGTATTCATCTGGGAATAGCTCTCTGACAGCTACATCTGCCTCGTCATTGGTGGTGAACCGATAGTTCCACTCTGGGTTCATCAGTTTCCATCGCTCTAGGCATACGCGCTCGAATGTCCCTAGCTTTTGATAGCTCTCGTGTGTTTGGAATATGTTTTTAGTAAGCATATACAAAGTAGCTTGAGATTCTCCTGCCATCGTGAGCCGCTTGAACCACAGCTGCACGTATCGCATCCGCATCCACTCGCCACCTAGCCGGGATCGTTTGCTCCAGAAGGTCGCTCTTAAACAGGAACACAATCGCTGACTGAACATCAGTGGCATCCATCCACTTAGGGAACCGGCAGCGTTTAGCTCGGTTGTCTAGGATTAGTCGCCGCATAGCGTCGATGTTTACTGTGTTGTCTTCGTTGATCAGGCCAACCTGATAAGCGTCAACAAAGTCGCCAGCAGCTTGAATGATGATGGCTGCGAGCAGGTTTTCGTGGGGTGACAGGTCTTCTAACACAATTTAAACAGCCGTGGTGATCACTATGGGTTCCCGCTAGCTGTATCCAACAGCCTGCACCTGTTCGGGGACATCCCCCGACTCTACGCCCACGCCTGTGTGTAATTTATTTGGCTCGTTTGAGATGTTCTTTCAGCAATGCAGTTAGCTCAGGATTCATAGTCACGCCCTCCAATGCTGTTAGGACATCGTTCTTTTTAAGATTAGGTGTTGCAGCCAGTTGTCTGGCTCGGTTTTCCCAGTAGGTTTTCTTCTCGCCCTCTCTCTGTCGTGAGGCCATATCGTCAGATGGCTCGCCCCCAAGCGTGTCAAAACCTGCCTTAAACTCATCCCAGTTCGGTGGGTTTTTAAGCTTCCAGTATGGGACATATTTGGCTCCAAAGTTCTGCTCCAGATATTCTACGATTTCCTCGTCAGTCATCTCGTCCGGTTTTGGTTGCAAAAAATGGACGGCGGTCAAATCGACAGCCAATTTGCCGCTTTCATTTAGCACGCAACCTGCTGTTTGCGCTTCTCGTTGAGCCACATCTCGTGCTGCGGTAGCGATGCCTCCTCAAATCGGGTCTTATTCCTGACCAGCACTAGGTCAGCTGAGCCCTGTCGCCCTGCCCTGTTCTTCCCTACAGCTACCTTCAACAAGCTGTTCGGACCGTCGAACATTGATGGGTCTTCGCAATACAGGAAGAGGATCACATCAGCGTCCTGCTCAATAGATCCAGACTCTCTGAGCATCGACATAGTGGGTCGCTTATCAGCAGTCCTCTCCGCTTCACGGCTTAGCTGCGCCAGTGCCAGCACTGGGATCTGGAGTTCCATAGCCATCTGCTTCAATCCACCTGAGATAGCGGCCACCTGTAGATGACGATCCTTCTTACGATCCTCAGTCCCAGCTTTGATAAGCTGGAGGTAATCAATGATGATCAGCTTCACGCCGTGCTCCTTAACCAAGCGTCGAGCGTGGCTGCGGATCTGAGCCACCGTGAGCGATGAGTTGTCTATGATGTGGAGTGGTGCTTTGGATAAGCTGGGAGCTGCTGCGCTAGCTTTGCCTATGGTTTGCAGTCGTCCCTCGTGGTCTTTGCCGTGGTTGAGGATGTCGCCCATCAGATCACAGTCTGATTTACTGGCCCACATACGCAGGTTCAGCTCGTCCTGAGTCATCTCGTAGCTGAAGAAAGCTACCGGGACATCGTTGGTGGCTAGGTGCATTGCAATGTTACCGGCGATAGCTGACTTACCAACAGCTGGACGAGCAGCTAGGACAATCAGCTGGCCGGGACGCATACCACCTAAGATGCGGTCCAGAGACGGGAACCCCATCGGAATCCCCGTCTCCTTCCCCTTATGCGCGTCTTCCAGCATTTCGATCAAACGTCTGAAAGACTCCTTCCTGTTGTCTGATGTGTTGTCAGAGATTACTTTGCGGTTCAGCTCGAATACGACTGACTCAGCACTGGCCACGAGATCATCGAGGTTGTCAGAGTTGCCGCACTCCTCAGCCAGCTTCAGTCCGACCTCCTGCACCAGTCTGGCCTTCCGCTTTTCCTCGACTACCTCAGCCCAGTAACTCCAGTTGTAAGCGCTGGGACAGGCATCGAGAGCGTCATTAACGTCAATCAGCCCCGGAAGCTTTGTGGTGTCGTTTCCCTTAAACCTGTGGCAGAGTGTCTCACCGCCTATCAAAATGCCTTCAGAGTCCATCCTCGTGATTTCTCGCCACATCAGACGGGCTTTGAGGTCGTGAAAGTGGTCTTCGTTTATCCCTACTGAGCAGAGATCGTTGTATTTGCCCTGCAGGGCAGCGCCGATCACGCCTAGCTCGGCGGGTCGGTCGTTTGGGATTGAATAGGTTTTCATAGAATCAGTAGCTCGCATCCTGTAGGTAACGAGCCTCTTCAAGTGTTGTGGTTTTGCGTGGAGAGGAGGATTGCTTGGCAGTCTTACGAACCCAGCCCTTAAACATAGCTTTCCAGTCAGCGAGTGGCTCACCACGATGCAGCCAGTTGCGCTCTTCGTAGTGGTCGTAAAACTCCTCAGCCAAATCGGGGCGCGAAGCCTTAGCGGCATACGCCGCAACCTCCTCCTTCGTCGGAGCAGAAGCAGAGAAAGAAGGCATAGCGGGTTTAGCCTTCTCTTCTTTATTACTACTACTACGTAGGAACGGTTGTTCCGGTTTTAGGAACGCTCGTTCCGGTTTTAGGAACAGCTGTTCCTCGGCAATTTTTGCCTCCCTCACTGCTTGACGCACCGCACGGGTGGTTACACCTAGCAGTCTGGCCACCTCAGATTGGCTGGCATTAGGGTAGGTGTAGACCAGTCCGATCATCACCTTCTTACCCAATGACAGGTCAGTTTTGAGTATCTCATCTGGGATCTCGATCAGCATCTTCTCCAACCCTCTCCACTAGATCTGAACGACTGATGATACTTAGGAAATCCTCGCCACTAAGCGTGACAAGCCAACCGAATTGGTTCTTCGTGTGTGCGACGACTGGCATCTTCCCAGCGCAGTCCATCTTCGCTTGCATATAAGCGCCCCAAATATTGAGTCTCTCGACGTTTTTCACCTCCCAGTGGATACTGGGTAGCTCAGCGCAAACAACGTCCGCAGAAGAGCCGTCAGGAGCCTTCCCGCTGAATTGGCTGGAGCGGTAGGTAGTGGCAGGATTGAAGCCCATCTGCCTCAGCATATCCCGCCACATACGCTCACCGCGTTTGCCCTTCTCACGCTGCGACTTGCCCATCTGCTACCTCCCTAGAGTTGGCTGCTGGATCGAATGAGTTGGTGAGCTGCCAGATCTGGTTGGCTGCTTGGAATACCTTCCACGCATCAGCGACTTCTTCAGTCGTCCAGATCTTCGTGATCGGATAGCACGGAGCCTGCGAGCAGAGCACCACTGACATCACCTGCTGGATCTTCCTAGGCTTGTTGGGCCAGCTAGCGTTTTTGTATGCAGCCAGCTGCCAGATCCAACTCTCATACCAGTTAGGTTTCAGCTGACCCTTACTGTCCTCCTTAACGTCCTGCGTTTTGTAGTCCAGTAGGGTCAGCTTTCCACCCACTACCGCTAGTGCGTCTACCTGACCGGCGTATCCCAACCTCTCGTTAACGGCAGTAAACTCTGTGTCCAGAAACTGAACCTGCTCATCACGGGTCCACTGGATGTAGTGCTGAACAAACGGTTTAACCTCGTTGTATTCCTCGGTCAGAAAACCTGTCTTATTCAGCTCATCAATAGCTGCGTGGAACAGGCTCCCGAATGCCCTAGCATCCACCATCTTCTTCTGGGCGAATGCACGCACACGACTCTCATACTCACCAAGCTCATCGCCAGACTTTAGCGGGTTGGCTATGCAAGCATTGAAGATCTGCTGCTGCTTCCACCGATCCAGAGACGGGTTGGCTATCACCTTAGTTATGGTCGTAACGCTGGGGAATAACCCTAGCTTACGAGCATCGCGTTTGGTGGTGTTGCGAGGCTTACCGTCTTTAGAGAGGACAGTGTGCTGAGGACGGCCATCAGTGTGATACCAATGACCGCCCCCATCACTGTTCAGCTCTCTGGTTCTGGTGTCTGGTTGAGCTGAGAGAAACATAGCCTTAGAACGCGACCTTATCGTTGTATGGGCGATAGTCCGTAGCCACGAACGCCTCGGCGGGATCTTCCACCGCGGTGCAGCTGGTGAGATTGCTGTAAATCTTGGTTCCATCGGTGGACTTGTTGTGGGTGAACACTAAATAGGCAGGTTTACCAACAACCTCTTCCTCGAATGAATCCTGAGTAGGGTAGTTTTTGATAGGCACTTCCCAGTCTCGGAAGAACTTATGCAGCTTCCCGTTCTCGTTAGCTATCGTCTGAGGAATGTTGAACCACTCCCAATGAACGCAGTGCTCCTTCTTCCCCTCCTCTACCTCGACCATCTTATCAGTCTGAAAAACCAGAATGATCTGCTGCTTGGTCTCACCCTCTTTGGTCGTCTTACTGAACGGTAGCCCAGTCTTCTTATTGATTGTGACCACCTCCACACATACGCCCTTACACGGGCCTTTAGGATGTGGGGTGAAGTCTTTCTTAGGTGCTGTTGCAGTGTCTTCTGCGGTTAGGAACATATCGTTCTCCTTCATTTACTTTGTTTTTTTCGTTATCATTTCCTGAGCCGCTTCAGCGGCTAAGAGCCTCTTCTCAATCACAGTGATGTAGGCCAACAAATCGTGAACCTCCTCCTTCACTGCCGCTATGAGTGCTGGAACCTCCATCCTCCAAAGTCCCCTCGTGCCATCTGGGTTGTGCTCACGGATTCCAGCGTTAAATTTTTTGGTAAACTCACGGTCAAACTCAGACCGGATCAGATCCCTAATTTCCTCATCCCTCATTGGATTCCTTAATTTTCTCCTGTATCCACCTGCTTACCACTGGCCCAATCTTCAGTCCGTTCTTAAGGCAGTAACGTGTGAGCTGTGTGTGCGCTGAGTGGTTTACGGCTATTGTTTTGTATCGTCGGTTGGGAGCGTTGTGTTGCGTGGTCACGTTCTGGCTATGTTGTATTGTGTAGTTACACAGTGGTAAAGAAAAATGTTGTAAAAATTTGCAACACGGGATTAAAAACTTTTTGAAGTAGTTGGTTTGGCTTGGGCTGAACCGAATTTGTTATGCCAGAAAAAGACAGCAACAAAAGACGTAACCCAAATAAGAAGTCGCAGACATTCTATTTGCATAAGGACGTAATCGCTAAACTTGAAGAACTCAGCCGTGTCAGTCGTTACACAAAGACTGACTTGATAAATCACTGGATTGAGCAGGAACACGCAATCCAGAAGGAAGCTGGGAATTTAAGTATTCAGACGGACCCATTCCCGCAGCCTGCGAAAGCAGGCGGAGCTTCTGGGAAGTCTCGTAAGGCAAAGTGATTGGCGTATACTCGCTGAACTCAATGTCTGTCATTATGATTTTATCCTAGTTGTGATGGTGGGACAATACCTGTCCAAGCCCCCATCAAGTTTTTAACAACCAGAGAATTTCCAACGGAACAACTGAGGTGGCTCTCTGAGCCTAATTGTGGGGTTCGAACCAGCGACTCCTGCCGTGTGAAGGCAGTGCTCTACCACTGAGCTAAGCGTGCTTGAGGAAGGTCGAAGTTACAGGAACCTCACGTATTAGGCGGTGAGAAATTACTCCGGTTGGTTCTGTTGTTGCAACAAAAAACAACCTATGAACCGCTATGAACACCGAACAAACTTGGGATCGCTTGATCTCCATCTACGCTAGCACGGGCAAAGCCCCGACAAAGCAGCGCAAACTTCACGAGTTCAGTAAGAAACGCTGGAACAAGCTGAAGCAAACCCGCATCGACAATACCACAGGCACAGACTTTCTGGAGCTGATGGAAGCCGGGGGTCAAATGACCCAGCAATACCTCGCCAGCCTCCAGTCACTAGCCATCGAACTGGGCATCCGATCCCACGTTGTGCTGCCTAAGAAATACTGGCCTAAGATAGTCCGTAAACCCAAGCGTGGAATCACGGAGGAGGAACATCGCAGGTTGCAATCTAACATTCACAGTATTAGGTGGAGGATCTACCTAGAGATCCTGTGGGAAACGGGCGCTGCCCAGTCAGATGCCGCATCCTTCCAGATCGAACTGCTAGGACAGAACGAGATCATCTACAACCGAATGAAAACAGGTCAGCGTGCAGCTCAAGCCATCAGCCCAGAACTAAGGAGACTGCTCGACTCAGCCATCGCTGGCAGGAAAAGCGGATTCATTCTTCCCAATATCCAGCGACTACACAGTAAAGACAGAGCGTCGATCTTCCGCAGAGCGTGCAAGCGTCTGGGGATAGAGGGTGTGACACTCCACAGCTACCGCTACGCGTGGGCTGAGAGAGCGTTCGAGCTAGGGATGCCAGAACGTCTGGCGATGGTGGCACTGGGCCACAACAGCTCGGCAATACATCGCGTCTACGCGAAGGGAGCGAAGGTAGTGGCTCCATCACTGTCTAGCTACAAAGCTACTACTTCCGCTTAGCAGGGCTGACACGTCTGGGCTTGCCAGCCGGTTGGCCCAGACGCTTCTTCTCGGAGATCTTCTTTCTCTTCTCAGCTGCGCTCATCTCGCCAGCTGTCTTAGGGGTCTTACTGTTGACCCGCTTCTTCGGGCGACAGTAGGGCGTTCCCCTGCTCTCCCCCTTCTGCCTCCCGCACGGCTTGCCGGTGCGAACATCAATCCACTCTTCAGCAAACCACCTAGCTAGACCCTGCATTGGCTTAGGCATACTTGCCGCCCTTCTTCTTATAGCATTGAACCAGCCAGCCGTTGGCGTATGCGCTTGGATAGACTTTGTATTTTTTCTTAGCCTGAGCTTTACAGCTGGCATACAGGCTGGGGTTGGTGGGTTTTGGTTTCTTAGACGCCATAGCTAGTGCGCTTCTATCGTTGATTCGAGTTGATTGATGGTCTTCAGTGCGTCACGGACAAACTCCGTAGCCTCTGGGCTGGCATTCACAGCGTGCCGAAACCCCAGAGGGTGGCGCTCAATCAGTGCTGCGCTGTTGGCCAGCTTCGTGGTTACGCAACCCGTCTGGATCAGCCAGAGCATCAGCAATAAGCCGATCCACTTCGTCATCCTTAGACTGTCTTCGTTTATCAGCGTGAACATTTTTGGACTCCTGCCATAGAAATGCAAAAAGCTGCTTGAGGACAGGTATCGCCCCAAGCAGCTGCTTGATTAGTTTAAACCAGCTAATCACTGCTGGCGGTAGCTGTAGCTGCCACTACCACTAGCGTAGTTGCCAGCTGGTTTCTTCTCGGCGGCTACCTCAGCCTTCTGAACGCCGTGGCGTATGAACAGTGCCAGTGTGCTGGTAACGATTAGCTGGAGCATCTCAGCTAGCGCCAGATCTCCAGTGAAAAAACCTCCAACAGCGCCCAGTATGGCGGTGAGTGAGGCCCAGAATGTTTTTGTTTTAACCATATCAGTATTTTTTACCGGACTTTTTCCCGCCCGATTTCTTCCCGCTCTTCTTCGCAGACATCTTCTTAGTGCCGCCGCAGCCGCATTTCTTACCGTTGTGCATATTAGTATTTACCCTTACGTGATTTAGGACTGGAGGTAGCTCTGCCACCCTTAGTCCACAGTTCTGTGCAGGCTAAGTGCCTAGCTGTCCCCGGCTTAGCTGAGTCGCACTTATGCCTAGCTTTAAAGCTCTTCCTAGCTGCGTCACTGTAGTTGTTGCCGTAGCCTGTAGCTCCAGCGTGAACCAGCTTCTTACCGCCATCCACGCAATACAGCTTCATAATCTTCTTACCGGGTCTGGTGGACGGCCTGACCTCCCCGCACTTCATCGTAGCTTTAGGCGACTTTTTAGCCATATTAGTATCGTCTCAGGATTTCTCGGATCTTCAAACAGATGTAGGCGAGAGATGCGATGCTGATCAGTAGCTGCAACACAACGTCAATGTTAGCTGCCCAGTTGAACAATCCAGCTACAGCTGCAAATCCAACTTTAAAGTCATCCATCGTAATCATCCCTACCTCCCCGCTGTTTGAGGTTAGGCCCATACCCTAGCTGGAGTGTTAGGCGCTGGCGTTACAGCATAAGCAGCGAGAGTGTCACCGTCCTCACCCTCAAGCGCACGGACATTGACGTGATAACCGTCCACATACGTGGGTGCGACCAGCTCGTTGCCCTCCTCGTCGTAACTACCCTGCGTAGCTACAACGAGCGGTAGCACATCGATG